ATGAAAAAAACAATTCTTTATTCGTTAGGAATATTAACTGCTTTTACCTTAATCTTAGGAAATGCAAACACACCAAAAGAAACACAAGTATCCTCTGAAGAAGTTGTACAATACTCGCACGGTCACACAGGTGGTTAAATTAATTCGTTTAAAATAAATACAAAAAAAGGGCCTACTCATGATAGAGTAGGCCCTTTTTTTCACTTCACAAACACATAGGCTTCATTTGTAGTTATATAGTATGTTGTGCCTTTACTGTTGTGTACCTTGTATTGTGATGAACCATTAACAGATACTTTAGCATCAATAGTAAATCCAAGCCCTTCATCTACCGTTCCTGCTACATCTTTATCAGACCAAGAAGCAGAATCGTAGAAGCGAAGGTTGTCCACTTTAGAAACAACACGTTTTCCTACTTCAGAACTTGTAGCAGAAGTTTGTTCCCCTTGATATTTAATGTAAGATGGGTTGTTATAAATCCATTGGTTACCACCAAGATTTAACCAATCACCTTGTTTTCCCCATACTTGATATGCTTCTCCTTTATTTAATTGACGGATAACACCATAATTTGTTGATGGTCCACTTCTTAGGTTTACGTTAAGTCCATCAATATAAGCTACTCCTGTTTCGCCTACAACGTTTTGAGATGGTTCTTGTGGTTTTGGTTTAACTGTAACTGTTTCGCCTTCATACGCCTTTTGTACGTCCGCTCTGAATTGTGATTCTGATACACCATGACTGCGAAGGTAATCAATCGGATCTTCGTGGTCAGTTCCACCTAATTTGTAAGTAATATCTTTATGTGTCCATAAACCTTTGCTTGGATGAATCCCTCTATCTTTTAAAATCTTAGCTAATAGTTTTACATAACGCTCGTAAGAAGATTTAAATTTATCTGGGTTGCTAGTTTCAGAAAGTTCTACGTGAACAAATCTTTTATTTGCAGCTGGTCCAGCGCCATAAGCAACATATTTTGTATCGGCAATTTGGACTGTTTCGTTCCAATCTACAGCATAATGTACAAATGCATTTCTCCATGTTCTAGCTTCATAATTTCGAATGTTAATCGCTGGTGCTTCTGGTGTTGCTGTACTATGTGCCACAACGCCCTCATAAGCGCCTACACCGTAGCGATATGCTTGTTTCGGTAAGTCTTGGATAATTAGTACTCTATCGGCAAAAGAAGCCGTAGCAAACGAAAATAAGAGTAATAGAGTCATAAATAATGAGCTAAATAGTTTAATTGGTTTTTTCATTGTGTATTTTCCCCTTTTTGCCAAACAAAAAGAGCACCGTCTTTTGACAATGCTCACCTTATGTAAGGCGTGTATTTTTTTATTTGGTATTATGTTTTTCTTTTCGTGCATCACTTCTTTGGATTTTTGCTTGTATTTCGGATGCTACACTTTCTAATAACCATGCAGGAATCCATTTTTCCCAGCCAATTCGTGCACAGTTTGCTGCGAAACTATTAAAAATGTGATAACTCAATCCACCGACTACCATGAAGAAAAAGAAATCAGGTAGTTTAAGAGCAATATCAAATAAATGCGCAAGAGCTGGTAATGATAAAAGCACCACGGTTCTCGTGATGCCCTCAATGCCATATTGTGATGAGTATGTTCCATCTAGCTTTGAAGCTTTACTACCCGTAATCCAGTCGAGCATGATAATCCAGCAATAGATTGATATCCAAATTAAGTTCGCTTTACCGTATAACAAATTAATTATTGTTCCTAATCCACCACCTATAGCACCACCTACTTTAAATTGAGTACTTGTAACAACATCGCTTATATTCAATACCTTGATGAGTTCGTGAATTCTTTCCAAGTTCTCACCTCCTTTCAAATTTTGATCAAAATAAAAAAGCCTACTGTTGTACGCTTAGAATTTACGTATTTAGTCTCTTCCAAGAATGCTCTAATGGTTCTTGACGAGGATAGTTTACTTCTTGTTTTGAATCATTATTTACTATTAAATCCTCACAAAAAATCATTCCGTTTCGTTTTAGAGACTTTCTACTTCCGATAAAAAAAATATCGTCAATAATTTTTCCGTTTCTTTGAACTGAATTTCTCTTTAATGATAGGAGTTCAGGCTCAAAAATAATGCCTTTAAATACAGTAATGGTAATCACCTCATTCAATACGAAATGCTAATGAAGCAGGTAAGGAACCATAACTACCACTTGCATATACGTATTTGTATTTTTGCATGTTCCCATTTACTTCAACTTCTAATATATCGCCACTTACTATACTTGCATCTGAAGTCCGATATATTCCTTCCAATTTTCCACGCACACCATAACTATCTGATAAAATATAAAACGGAGATAGTAGAAAGGTATTATCGATATTTGGATTTAATCCTGTAGGTATTTGTAACCAATTACTACGATATGATTGCGAGATATTTGTCTCATTAGATCCCTTTGGACGATTAAAAGTAAGTCCGGTGTTAGCGGTTGAATAATTTCCACTCCACGCACTAGCGTACCAAACTAAAGCGCGTGTATATGGTTCATGTTTTTCTTCTAACATCAATTCTCCTAGTACCCCAATGTATGTAACTGCAGGAGCTAATCTTGTACTTGCAGGTGGAATTGTGCAAGTTATAATTTTTTCCTTATCAACAAATAGATAGAATTCAATCTCAGTATCTATAGCAATTTTAGGGCCATTTGAAGTAGCACCATCAGAGTAATTCCTTCCACGGAACCAACTAGTCGGCCAAGATTGATCCGGAGTAGTCCCACGACCTTTCTCTTTATCATATCCATAACAAAATTTAAAGAAAGCATCAGAATATAGCGTTGATCTCACATCAAAATCTAATTTTTGTGAGCTGTCCTCCATGTTTCTTCCATCATATGGTATAAGTTCGATATAGATATTTTTTTTACCATCATTTCCGTTCGAATACATGACATAGACATCATTTGAAGTTGGTTTTCCTTCATTTAGTTGTTTCCAACCAACACGTAACATCTCATTAATAACTAGATTAAATATATTCTTTTTTAACGGTGTGAATCTTTTGAAGATATGTTCTGTCATAAAAGACACTCCTTTATTGTAAACTTACTGCTTTAATGATTATTGTAAATAAAGCTGGTTCATTTCCTTTGTTTTCAATAAAAACATGAGCAGCGCTTGTTGTATCTTTATCTTCGCAAGGGATTGCCAATATATCGTAAGTTTTCTTCTCTTGATTACTCTTATATATTTGTAGTCCGTTTTGTTTCTTATCAAAAATCGAAATAATAGATTCAACATCTTTATTGTTTGTTACATGAATAGTTCGAATATCAAATTTGTTGTATTCCATATTCATTAGAAGGTACTGGGTTTGTCCGTTTTGCACGAGTATTTGTTCAGATTTTTCGATAAGTACGGGTGATGAACTATCACCTACAGTCCCTTTGTAACGATTGATTTTCATTTCAGTACCCATGTAAACACCTCAATCATGTTGCAATTTAATGTTAAATAAAATAGGTTCAAAACCAATGTAGTTTAAATCTTTAGTTACCAGTACCCAAAACTCACTATAGCTATTTGCACCTAATGTACCTATTGCAATTTGGTCTGCCCAATTTGATTTATCTAATGAAATATCTGCCCAAGTATACCCAACCCTTTCCATGTATTGTTCAATAGAAATTTTGAGATTATGAACAGCTACAGAATTTTCATTTTGGACCATCATTTTAATGATTCTTTTTCCCTCAATCATATTTCCTAAATTAGTTGGATCAGTATCGTTTAATTCTTTAGAGTCCATTATGATTTTTAAAGGAGAACCCATATTATAGATGTCACCGCCATAAAATAGGGCTTTCTTTTCTGCTATAAGGCTATTTTGTTCATCGCAAACTTCAATAGTTCCTTGGAACTCTAAAGATGGTAGGTTTATATCTATACCGGTATTTAATTTGCCCACTTGATTAATAGATAGTGTGGTTCCATTTTCATCTTTTAAAATTACTCTGTTATTTGGGAACAGTTGCCTTAACTTTAATTTGTGGCCACTCGTGATAATGATACGATCAATATCTAGCGGCTTGTATGGATCTGCGACGCCTTTCTTTAATACAACGCCGATTTTAGTCGCTTCTAATTTGTCGCTATCTGCATAATCAAAGGTAGCATCTACCTTGCTATAAAAGTCCCATTGTTCACCAGTAGAAGTAGCAAGCCATTCTCTGTGTTCTTTAGAACTATTAATAGAATGAGATTCAAGAAATTCTATTTTATTATCAGCGTTTTGATATATAATCAATCCGCCCTTATCCCCTTCAACATCAGGAGTATAATCAGCAATGACTTGTATTGCTATATCTCCTTCCGGTTTGTTGATTAGTAACATTACATCTTTATCTGCTGTATGATTCAATCTTATAAAGCCTTTTCTTGCAGCGATACTAAATGAATCCGAAGGTGATATAATCCATTCCGGGTTTATAGAATCGAAATCATCTACGAAGATTTTTCCACTTTGTTTTTTGTATAAAGAAACTCCTTTTGTTATTTGGGTGGGATCAAAATAATCAATGGCATATAAAAAAGTATACTTCCCTGTATATCCCATACTTGTCCTTATTGTCACGGTATGCTCTTTGTTTTCTAATTTTAGGTTTTCATAAACAACTGTAAATGGTGGAGTTTTAGAAAAAATTTTTACATATTGCTCTTCACTACCGTTAATTTTAATAACTAAATATTCACTAAGTGGAATTGTGTCGTGCCCGGCCATAATCCGAAGACCTGTACCAAAGAATGTAAAAGATAACTCTGGAGAAGGTACTGCAGCAGTTGCATAAAATGCATTTCCACCCTCTGCTTGATAGTCAGCTCCTACGGGAAACCATCCTGTATTACCAGTAAGATTTACCCCTTTAAAGAAACTACCAGCATTAGCAGGTTTACAATATTTTCTTACCCAACCACTTTCCGGATTTATTAAATTTGTTCCTATGTCCATTTCTTCCTCCTTATCTTGTCTTCTTCCAATTAGAATTTGTCCACCAAGAAGAGCGGCTATGACGTAACCATAATTTCGGTTCTTCTTTTTGAACTTTTCTGTTTTCATCAACTTCAATTATTTCAGTAGGGTAAATATTATTAACAAGAAACTCATCAAATTGTATACACTCTGTATCAATGAATTTATTAATAATAAATGACTCGCTTTCAATAATTACAGTATCTACTCCAAGAATCTTCTCAAATTGTTCAGCTTCCTCCACAACGGTTTCTATATTAGTTTCTCTATCAAATGTATTATCTTTTATTTCATCAGCTACAAATTGACGAGAGACATCAAATACATCTTGCTCATGGATTAAGGATTGCTTTGCAGGTGTGTCAGCTGCATCATAATCATTAGCAATTTGTGAATCTAATTCTAATACAGGTCTTTTAAAATCTATTATTCCGGACACATCCGTCATGATATTTGGTGTGCAACGCTCCATATCAATGCTATCAACAATTTCAGAAGTTATAGTAATTTTGGATCGATCCATTATATCGGACAACATCGTCGTTGCTTGTAACTCCCGTTTAACCCTTGCAAATAAATCATAATCGGGTAAATAAACAGGTAATCCCATACCTTCAAATAAATCCATTTCTTCATTTTTGGCTTCTAATTCGATAACACTTCTATCTGCTGTAGAGGATTCTCCCTCTATAACATCAATTGGTTTGTTTTCTCGTGTGCTCAATTCATCTGTTGTAATGTATGAAAGGATATTTTGTGATTTCCTATTAAACTCCCGTGATTCAATGGAATCTGCTATTACTTCTGGTACTACTTTGTGAGCATTAGTTCCATTGTCTAATATGGTATGGATCAGTTCTTTTTCACGAGTAGCATTATCAAATCCAATGATGTTTTCTGCGATAAGATCCCGAGTTAAAACAAAATCACCTGCAGTATTGACCACATCAATAGCAAGTTCACGGCTCTTATTATCCATCGATTCCAATACTTCGATAGAATTCCCAGTTAATTCATTTGTAACTCGAATTGATTGTGTTTCATCTTCAATTTCACTTTCGTGACATGAGTGAATTTTATTTGCCTGTTCATATCGTGCAGAGGATGCTATTACTTCATTTTGAGTTCTTTTTGAATCTTCCATATCAAAGGTTTCTAGTTCCAAAGATAAGTTTTTTCGTATAAATGTTTCGTCTGTTGGAACTGCTGCTAGTATTTCTATATGTTCTCTTTCAGCTAATTCGAATGATATTGAACCTCCATCAACTTGAATAATATTTCTATCTGCAGTATCAAATTTTGTATAATTTGCTTTTAATTCTCTTTGGATTCTTGCAAATAAATCATAATCAGGTAAATAAACAGGTATTCCTAGATCGTTAAATAAATCATATTCTTCATAAGAAGCAGTCACTTCATGAATACATCTATACGCCATTTCTAAAGGATGTGTTGTTACTGCAGTTAACTCTTTAATTACAATCTCACCTGTGCCATTCTCAAATATATTAGACTGCAGTTCTTTTTCTTTTCGGTCTGCCAATATACTTTCGTAGAATTTTTCTCCATACAATACACGAGCTACTTTCACCCATTCGGGAAGTTCTTCTACTTCTGTAGCAAACTCACGAATTTTCTTATGAAGAAGCTCTTCTTCTATGACTTCATTCATTTCATATTCGTCTGTAGTTCTAGACATAATAGATTCATTTACGATTGTGATTTCATGCGTATCAAATGGTTTATCTGCAAGTTCTTCTTTCACATGGCCCATATCAAAAATACGGCTGCGTTGCTGCGCTGACTCATCATCTGTAATATCTATTGCAAAGCATCTTGATTGTGTAAGGTTTTCCATTTCAGAAATATCTATATTAACGTTACGATCTATATCGAAAGCGTTTAATGTTGTAATGCTTGCATCAATTTCAATAATGTCTCTGGAAGCCCGGTTAATCACATCAGATAAGACACCTTTAATTCTGTTTACCTTTGTTGCGAATACATCTGCATTATCCTCTTTAACAGCCTTAAACCTTGAATTAGGAGGCATACTAACAGGAAATCTATGCTCGTTTTCCCCAAAGGGATTAGCAACGGAAATAGAAACACAATAAGTCTTTTCATACGATAGGCCTGGACTAACAGAAACTATATGATTCTTTTCATTTATAAATAAAGAAGGGGCAGCAATCGAATAATTTTTCTCGTTCATCTTTTGCCTTCCCCCTTTCTTGTTTAAATATCTTCTTTATAGATTGCTAGGCCAATTGGATTGAAAGGCGAAAACTTACTTGTGAATGGAGAAACTGCTGTTGTTGGCAATGTGTAACGATATAATTGCGCCATTTGATAATTAGCTAGAATTTCACCGCCAGGGTATTCCTTAAAAGTTACAGTTTTATCTTCCGCATTATAATCGTAATCCGTTTTAGGAACTTCCTTACAATCCATGAATAGGTTCAATGTATTTTCTTTTGGTTTGTGCTCTAAATGGAATATCTTTTTAGTTCCATCGCCTTTACCAATTACTTCATCTGTTACAGTTTTTTCAATTTCAAGCTCATCTGCTTGTTGAATATTTTTTGGATGTACTGCGTATACATCGTCAAGTTTCCCTACATATCCATCATTAGGATGTACGATATAAATTTGTGATAAATGGTATTTACCGCTATACATAGAAGGATTAAATCTCCCTTGGCCACTATCGATATCGGCATTATGAGTTATAAAGGCAAGGTAATGCTGCTGATACATAGATCCAGTTAATGATTGAGACAAAACAGGCGTAAGATTTCCACCAGATGTATTTTCGCCATAATCCATATTTGCATTACCAATTTTCTTTGTAGAATTGCTGAATTCTTCCCCAGAACGGCAGCCACCCATAATAATTAAATTCTTTTGCGGTTTATTATCAAATGTATACATTCTTCCGATGTACAATGGAACAAATAATGCTCGTACAGGGCTTGGTGTTGGATCAATTCGCATAAACATTACAACACGATCTTTATGAGCGTTACCGTACATGTATACAACGGAATCACGTTTCCAGTCCTTTGTGAATCTTTGCTCCGGTGTCAAACTTAGTACTGTATAGGGAGAAGCGTTCACAAAATTGATAGATGTAAAAATTTCAGCCAGGACACTATTTTTGCTCTGTACGGTAAATTGCGTCTTAGCAGGTAGTATTTCTGTTACATCGCTACCGTTACTAGATTCTAGCAAACGTGTACCTGCAATCTTTATATTGTCTGCACTTGCAGGAGCAACTTTGAAAATAATTGTATCCCCTGTGAACGTATAGTTGTTTGCATCTAAAATTGTCCCGTTTTTGTATACTGCAAAACGGCTTTCATCAAAATCTGGGTATGGTAATTTAAAAGCTGTTTTTGTACCATTACCATTTCCTAAATCTGCATCTTGATCACTCATTTTCACTTCCTTCTCAATAAAGTATCGAGTATAAGTGAAGAAAATAATATCATTCGTTGGTTCATAGGCATCGTTAGCTAAACGATATTCCCCCGTAACTCTAGCTCCTTTTGCTACTGGTGTATTAAATTTAATTAATCCTGTTCTACCATCCACTGTATAAGTGTTTTTTTCTTGATAGATACTATTTATATAAACAGATAGGGAACTAGCAATGATTGGAGAAGTAGGAATAATGAAGTTTGTTTTCTTACCATCTCCTACTCCAAAATCCCCTAATCTTGATTCAGTGGCTACATATCTGGAATCTGCGAAATCAGAGTCTGCAGTATCGTATGCAACTGCAAAACCAAATCTTCTACGCTCCAAATCACTTCCAGTGGATTCGAATAATCGCACATCTATGAATTTGCTGGTTTCTCTTCGGATACGGAAAAATAGATCACGTTTCCATCCGTTATCTACAAATAACTTTTCTAATTCGGTAGGTAAGGTTTGTAAATTTACAATTTTATCGAGCCACATTTATATTCATCCCCTATATTGTTTTCTCGAAAATACCTAATCCTGCTGGACGATATGCAGTAGCTGGCATCTTTGTAATTGGTGAAATTGCATCCACGGTAAAGAATCTGTAGATGTCGTGTGTATCTGGACATGTATTTTTTCTAACTTTTAATTTATCTCCATTTAGCAAACCTAACGGGGAGAGAAGTACAACGTACGGCATATAACCACGTACCCCTTCATCTGGATGTACAATATAAGCCCTAGATGTATGAACTCTACCACTATATAAAGATGGATTGAATTGATACTTATATTCGTCATTATCGTGGCTTTGCCATGCTGTAGGATATTGGCCACCATTAGCACCTTTCCGATCTGGCGGCATAATATTACTTGGTATATTCCACGCAATATAATGTGCTTGGTATCTTGCACCAAAACGGGAACGTTTAATAATTACATTATCAATGCCATTACCTGGCGACTTAGGATATTTCTTTGTGCGTGGCATATAGTTCGATACGTCCCTAAATGGCGTTTTACTTTCAAAATTAAAGCTGTGAGAAGAACTTTCTCCACCTTCATCGTAAGCAGTTCCAGCCCAAAGAGCATCTGCTATGGTGTCGTCATTTCCATAGCTTTCTAAGCGTCCCATGTATACTGGGGTTACAGGGACAGTATTATTTTCAAATGCTGGCGTTTTATCTGCTTGTATTAGTAGGACAACTCTATTTTTATCAACTTGCCCTGTAATACGAACTAAAGAATCTGGCCACCAATTCGTATCAGCGTCTATATTTAATAATTTAGGATTTCTCAAAGTAGATTTAACCCAAGGAGACATCATTAAATCAGGCTTATCTGTATAGTCATAAACGGTATATGTATAAGGTCTTCCGTTGTTTATTTCTGTTTTTTCTGTAGCTATCACTTCGGCCAATTCTACATCTAGAATGGATTGGAACTCTTTCTTGTCTTCTGCTCCCATAATAATTACACTATCCTCTTGATAGCTTGGAAGTTTTTCAATCATATATAAATACATACATGAACGATCTTTATATTGTGGGTTGTTTTCTAAGTATGTTTTAAATGCAGTTTTACCATCAGGCTTAGAAAAATCAATGTCTAATTGAGACTTTGTGGTCCACTTCCAAGCTTGAACAATTCCGTATAAACCACCATCGTTGTTTTTTAAAATTACATGCTTTGCAGCCCAATAATTATGAACAGGGTCGTCTGATTTCGTAGCTTTATAAATAACCTTGTAAAAGCTACTTACTTTCTTCCATCCATTTTCAATCATGGTATTTATTAACTCCATATGGAATTCTGCTTCTGATACTATTTTTTCAATATATGCCATAGGTTTCACGCTCCTAATCTCTTAATAGTTGATAATTCAGCTTTACTACTTTGGATGTTCCGGTTATATTGTGGTATTCGAACTTTAATACAGCGTTAGCCGGAATAGGTCTAATAATAGAAAAATTGAATCCTTCTGGTACGTCTTTTACATAAACATTTTTAAATATTTGTTTTCCATCGATAAATAGATTCCAATAATCACGATCACTATAACTTGATGCAGCTATAGAGAATGCAATTAACTCTGTATCGAATGGTAGTGAGAATTCATCTTTTTTTACTGCAGCATCTATTCCGATTCTTCTACCTTCTATATACGGTTCCGTTTTTGTAGGGAAATAAGGAGCGTCAAATCTACCGCCCGCCATATATGTAACAGCAAAACTCATGATATCCCTCCTTTATGATAAAAAATGCAATTCAAACCATACTGTTTTATCAAGGATTCCTTGATTTTTAAATGAAAATTGAACCGTACTTCCTGCTGTCAAAGGCTTATAAACCATAAAGTGCATACCTTCGGGAATATCCTTGGTATATATGTTTTTACAAATCGTTTTGCCATTTACAATTAAGCTCCATTTATCATCTAATTCATATATAGATGCACTTACACTTATTGCATACAGCTCCATGTCTGCAGGTAAAGTATATGTAGTTTCATTTGTTTGGAATGAAAATGAATCCATAATGAAACCTGGTATGAATGGTTCTATTTTAGTTGGATGAAAAGGTGGATCTAATCGGCCACCGGCTAAATAGGTTGTTTCAAACAAGAGCAATCACCCTTTCTTGTATTAAAAAATTCCCGTGCATCATTATGACACATCGGGAATTGGTAAATCAGACAGTATACCGCTGCCTTTATCCAGTAAACGCGGTTGTACACGCTGTAATTGTTTTTGTGGATTGTATATTAATTGAATTTCCATCTTCTTTCCTGTTATCTTGTGGGATAATATAACCTTGTCTAACATCCCTTGGTTATTAAAATCTAGATCGTAATGAAGATATTTATCTCCATCAACTTGGGATAAACGAGCACCATCACGAATAAGGGTATAGCCTTCTGTCATACCTTCTTTAAATACATCGTTCGGGTCATTTCCAGGCATTGGTTTACCGCCGTTATATATTTGCCTGTCAATCAACCCTTTCATTAGATACATAATCGGATCATATAAATTCTTTTGCATTATCATAAGATCACCCCTAATTTACCCTTGTGACAGCCCAAGTTTTCGCTGGACGTTTGATGTAATACCCAGTTGATTCATCTATATTTACTCGTTTAAATGTTAAATCAGGTAAAGAACCATAATCGTATAAAATATTATTTTGTGTATCTAATACTTGTATCCGTCCGGTAAGCCATCTTAAAGGGGTCCGTACCCCTTCGAAAACAATCATGTTTGCACCGTATTCGAGTGGTATATCAACGTATGTAGGATTATTACGTATAAAGTAATTTTCCTCTATTAACTTATCATTGCAATAAATATTTAATAAGTCGCCATCTTCATAATCATAGTCCCAAAGTTTTAATCGTAATGTATCTACATTTACTGTAATACCAGTTATATCTGTATATGGAGCAGGTTCATACCCATAGTTAACAGTTAAATCTAAAGTTTGATAGAATCCATCATCTGCAGAAATCATTGTATTAATCCCTTTAACAAAGTAATTCCATTGTTGACCAGAATCTCTATTGTAAACAGAAATAACATCAAATAATTGAATCCTTGGATCACCAACTACTGCTACTGTTAATGTTCTGAACTTCTGAATTGCTTTTAAATGATAAGCTGCAGCAACCGCTCTTCTTGCAAAGAATGTTGTTGCCCAGGGTACTTCTATCATTTCCTCTCGTAAATCACCCTGCGATACATTTTTTAATAGAAACGAATTAAGAAATCCGTTTGCGTAATCTCCACATTTAACAACAATACTGTTACTTATATCCTGGTCAGTTAGCTGCATATCTAAAGAAATAAGGTTTTCCCCTTCTCTAAAACTAAACTTTGCAGGTTCATTAATTGCATAGTCTGGCATCTTCATAAATGTACAACTTCCGTCTGGTTCGTGTTTGATGTAGTGGAATGTTGTATCTATAATATCGCGTACAATTTCATCCCATTTTTGAAATCTCTTTCCGGTTGCTCCTTCAACAATCCAACTTTGATTGGTTCCAGGAATATTTACTCTGTTACCGTGCAATGTAACTCCTGCTTTTTCAAAGAAGAACTTCACAACATCATAAACATTACCGGTAGGTGCAACAATTTCATCTGATCCAGGTGTTGGGATTACTGATTTATGTAAAACCTTCTTATAGGATGTAGTGCAGGTTACTGAAATTGTACCGCTTTCTGCATTTACCTTCACATCAGATACAAAACCATGTATATACGGTAAAGCTTCTTCACCGTAGCCAATAGACACCTTAAATTCAGTCTGCGGATATAGTTGGTTTGTATTTGTTACCTCGCTGTTATAAAACCATTCTTGAATTGAAGAGAACTTACCATACCAGTTATCAGGAGCCATTTGACCGTATTCATTTGCAAAAGTAATAGTAAATGTACTAGCAAACTGGTCTGCGTTCTCCTGTACTTCTAGGCCCGTTACACGATGTTGTATTTGGACGTAAGAAGAAGAGTCTCTTCTCTTCATATAAACAATTAAATTAGGGGAGTTATTCCCAACCTGGAAATAGCTCCCCAACATTCTAATTAAAGAAATAGATCCTTCTCTCACATTCCATCAACTCCTATTCCTGCTTGTGACATAGATATTAATTTACATTTTGCTATGACTAGCGTTCCTTTTCGTATTGCATCTACTTCATTCGGCGGTATTATACCCCCATAGGTACCGTAATCGCCAGTAATAATATGAGGGCGGTATATTTCCCTCATGAAATCACGCCAATAACTGATATCTTTGAATAGTACAGTGAATTCAACTTCACAGCCTTTGCTACCAGCACTTTGAGAACGTGGGTATCCATGCATGACATTATGTATTTTTAAGCCATCTAGTGATTTTGGTAATTTTGTTTGTTCAATCTTTTCTATATTAGGTACATGCCCAAATGCATAATAATGTACGTCGCGTATATATGCTACGTCAGAGGAACCATAACCGATTGTTGTAAATTCAATTGTTTGTGGCCCTGCACCTACAAAGATTTCTCTCGCTTCCCAATCATAAGGACCTCGTGCTCTGAATCTTTCAATCCCATTAACTCGAACAACAAAGTATTTATTTGGTAGCATTCCATCAGAACCAATAGGAACCTGGGACAAAAACGAAAAGTTATATGTCCCTGGCCATGAGAAATTAATCGTATATCTTATTGTATTTTTTACTTCTGCTGCATCCCCTAAGAGATGGTATGAACCACCTCTTCTATGCAATGTTTTTAATATACTCATACATTTCGCACCGCCATTCCCATTAGATCGTCAGCAACTACGTTTTGTAGCAGCTTTCTCATTTTTACAAAGTCGTCTGCAGATTGTAGTTTTTCAACAGAAACTTTAAATGTAGCATTTTGAATTGTTACGCCATTATCCGTTTTCTTCTCAACGTGGGTTTGTCCAGCAAATGGATGTGCAGTTTTACCGATTAGATCAGCAGAACGCGCGCCCATTTGGCCAATTTGATTAGATACATCGGTTACTAGTTTCATTGGTTTAGGTGGAACGACAGCTTTATTTAATAGTTCAGAAGCTTTGTCTACTGCAGGAATCATTTTTTCCATCCCTACACCAAGACCTTCTGTAATATAGCCCCCGTATTCCATCATTAACCGGGATGGGCTTCGGATACCAAAGAACTTTAATACAGCTTTAGGTATTCCTGAAACTACGCCCTTAGCTTTTTTTATAAGCCAATCTGCCATTCCCGACATACCTTCACCGATACCAGCAATAATATCTTTTCCCCAGCTAACTGCATCTTTTGCTACATTTTTTACTATAGAACCAACTTTATTGAATACATCTTTTACAGTATCTACAACCCCTGTAAATGCACCAGTGATTGCTTTCTTTATAGTTTTAAAGTTACTAACAATAAATTCTTTTATACCGCCCACAACATCATTTATCGTGTTATATAATTTGTTGAAATTAGTAATTACAAACCCAACAAATTCACGAACTGCATTAATGATTGTAAACTTTATAAAATTCCAAGCCGATTGAATCACATTTTTAATTGTGTTCATAACGCTAGAAATTGTATCTTTAATAGATTCCCAAGAAGATTTCACGAAATCTTTTAAGAACTTTAATACTGTAGTAAAGGTTGATTTAATTGCGTCCCAGGCTTTCTTTACAATTTCCTTAATCGTATTAAAAACACTGGATATTGTATTTTTCATTTTTTCGAATTCGGTTTTTACGTACTGCTTTATTGTTGCTAAAGCCATAGAGAAAATTCTTTTAACAGCATTCCATCCAGTAGTGAAAATTTTCTTCCAGGTGTTAACTGCCTTTTGGGCACTATTCTTAATGAATTTCCATGTGCCATCTACAATTTTTTTCAATCCATCTAATGCAAATTTGAAGATGAATTTAATAGCATTCCAACCGAATTCGATTATATTTTTCAACAAGTTAAAATACCATTTAACTATTTTTACATAGCCATCCCAAGCTTTTGAAAATATTTTACCTATGAATGACATTGCAGAACTGAATACCTTTTTCGTACCTTCCCAGAATCCAGAGAAGAACTTACCTAAACCATTCCATGCCTTTTTCGCACCTTTTACAGTTGCGTTCCAAGCCTTAGAGCAGACATCACCAATCCATTTAACAGCTTTTTTGGTGTATTTAACGATATCATCCCAGTTTTTGTAAATCAGATATACTAATCCTACAATTGCTAGTATGGCAATCGTCCAGGGATTCATCAGTAAGGTCATCATGGATCTGCCCAACAGCGCTAGAGCTTTCCCGATTCCACCAAACATACCGATAAGTTTAGGGCCGACTTTAAGAATTCCTGTAAATAGCATTGGTACTTTAGTAAGTATTGGTACTAGGAATCTTAATGAACCAACAAATGCACCAACTCCACTTGTCATAAATCCCATCATGGCTACTAATGGACCTAATACAGCGACCATACCTAAAATTGCTACAATACCAATTTGAATTGGCTTAGGAATAGAACTAAATGCCTTTGCAGCAACTTCTACCGCTTTAATAATTGGAGGGAGTGCCACTTCTGCAATATCTAAAATAGCTTGTCCTAATGGTTCTAAAGATGCCATTGTAGTACGCATTAACTTTTGCCAACGAACACCAAAAGCTTCTTGCTGCGTCTTCTGCATTTTTCCCATCGTGCCCTCGACATCGCCTAACGCACCATTTGCATTATTAAGTCCTAAGACAGCTTGAGCTCCCATGTCTTCCCATTTTGTCATTTTGTTATCGTAAAGGCTTTTTATCCCTTACTTCTTACACTTCATATTAGTGTAAGCTCGGCATACGTTTTCACTATTAAAGTGTCGCGGTCTCGTGGAGGGATTATATCTTTTCACCCTCTATGCTCTGCCCCTGACTACACTCTGCATAGCCTTCGGTTCAAATTAGGATTCGCACCCTCTTTGCTTCATACCGCGATTTTAATTCGGCACAACTTATCATCTACCGAATACTGCAACACCAAGTTGGTTCGCTTTTACTTTATCGTCCATCTTACCTAAATCACCTAAGACGGCATTAAACACATCAGCAGAAGTTCCTTTACCTTTGTTGAAGTTATCCCAGACCTTTTGTGTTTGAGGTGACATTTCAGCAAAAGCATCAGATACACCTTTAGAACCATCCTGTACCCGAATACCGAACTCTTTTACAAGATCGTTAATGTAATCCAGGTTATAACTACCATCACGAGTACCATTTGCCATAATGGTAAACATCTCGTTAGCAGAGAATCCGGCTTGTTTGTACAGCGGAGCATATTCGGCCACATTATCAAACATTTCATTTGAATAGTTCAAACCTTCTTGTCCACCAGCAGCAAATAAATCGAATGCTTCCTTTGAAGAAATACCAAACTGATTCATTAACTGCCCTGCACCACGAGTTACTTCATTGATATCAGAATCAAATGTTTTACCCAATGTCATAGCGCTTTTTGTAGCTTCTTCTAATTCTTCATGAGGAACGTCTTTCATATTTTGATACACTTTTATAAGAGACTGATCCACTTCTTCAATACTTTGGCCAAATCCATCTTTCCAAGTTTCTTTTGCGATTTTACCAAGGTTTTCAGCACCTTTTTCAGTAAGACCTAAAGAAGATTGGATGTTTCTTTGAGAAGTATCGAAATCAGAAGCCACTTTTACAGCGGCAGCACCGATACCAGCTAAAGGTAAGGAAACGCCCGTTGTCATGTTTGTACCAACATCTTTCATTTTGTTACCTACATGACTAATTGATTCCCCTGCCTTTTGGAATTTATCATGCATTCCGTTTGCAGTCTTTTGTACTCGATCTTCAAACTGTTGTAAATCTTTATAAGCGCCTTCTGCTTTAATACCAATCGTTCCGAACAGTTGGAACATTTCAGCTAACATTTACGCACCCCCTTCTGGGGCCGATAACCATTTTATTCTTCATCGTCGTCTTCCTGGAATTGAGCCATAATCTGCTCAACATGTGCTTCACACTCATCTTTCGTCCATACTTCACCCATTTCATAAGAAGACTCTTTATTGTCCTGGGTGTCAGTTAGTCCAAAGGCTTGAAGATAATCATTAAAAGTAGTACCTTCTTCAAGTTGACGAGTTTGAAAACCAATGAACGCCATCTTCTTCCACTCATTTAGTTCTTCTTGCTGCTCTTCTCGTGCAATTAGAGAAAACAGGTCCATTAAACGCGAATACGGTATTGATAAGACATAATCATCTGTCCATCCATACCGTTTTTGTATCTTGTCGAAAGCACGTAACATATTTTGTTCTGCTTCCTCTAAATATTCATCTGAGTCTTCATTTACGCTAGGATTGGCGCTGCTGCTGGTTGGTTCCATTTCTCGCTCTGAACTTTCACTAGCCCCTGCACTTGGTTGAAAAAAGTCATTAAGTCTTCACTTTCCAGTAATCCTTGAATAACAGAAACCATTGCTTCGGGAGGGAGTTGGCAAAATTCCTCTTTCTTAGCTTTTAGTAAACTTGCAAAGAACTCTGTGAAATCATCTTCACAAGCCGGGATCATTGTTAGTACACGTAAAGCAAACTCTAAACCTTTTTGTTTTTGTTGTTCTTTAAGTGCAGCTAACTGAACGTTTTTTTCTTCTTCTGGAAGAGACTCTGCAGCTTTTGTTAGTTCATCCATTTCATTTTTAGCTTTACCGAAATCTGCAAAATCAGCTATTGCATGGCGTCCAACTTTAGAAATAATCTTAGCGAACCGCCAAACATCAGTTACATTTAAGCGACGCATCAATATTTTCTCCCCTAAAATCGTGATTTCTGTACCAGTATTCATCATTTTTTCTAAAATAGATTTCATTTCGTGCTCTCCTTTTAGCATTTAGCTTGTTTTATATAATAGAAAACCGACTACCATTTATGCGGTAGCCGGCACTTTAGTTGCTGCAGTTTTCTTTTTCTTTTTCTTTGGTACATAAATTTCATACGGTGGCGTAGATGGTGCAGATTCACTGTAATGACCAATAAATTTACATTTCAAACCAACCGTTCCTTTACCGTCTTTAAGATCTACTTCAATAGAGGAAACTACCATTGCATTACGAATTACAAAAATAACTGGTAGCTCACTACCCGAAATCATACCAATGAGTGCAATATCATGATAATTTGAATCTGGAATATCATTTGAAGGTTTCATAATATCGTATTCTTCTTCAGTTGTACTATCTACCGTCATACCAGGTAAAGCTAACTGCAGGTTTTCTTTTGTGAACTCTACTAATGTAAGTTCTACATGTGGTTCATCTTTTAATAACCACTTACCACGTACCATTTTACCTAGCACACCATCAATATCTGCATCATAATACTCACGATCAAAACCCACTTTAGTTCCGCCTGTAGTCGCTCCTACAAGCTCACCTAATTCTTTTACACTTTTAAATCCTTTGTACATGACACCAGGACCGATAACAAAATTATCTGTAGTCCCTTCACGGACACCATTAATTAATTTCCAGCTCATTTGTCCTACCCCCTAATACAAGTCCGTTCGCATGGTTCGGACAAGAAATTTCGCATTTATATGAATGATAGATGGGTCTTCATCCGGTACCGGCAGTTTCCCTGCACGATGTATAGAAAGTATCCCATCATCTTTTAAACCAACTTCTCTATCTAGTAACTTCTCAATACGTGTAGCAATTAACTTTGCCTTATCATAATCCCCATTATCACAATACACATCGAAATTCAGTATCATACGATCTATAATTTCAACATCATCCGGATTATCTGCTTCAATCCTCATCACTACATAAGGCATTTCCATATCATCTTGTGCAGTTTGGAATGAAAGAGCAGGGCCTTTGTCCTCGTCTTCACCATATTCTGATAGATTAGCTTTTATTATTTCGTCTTTCTCTACAAGCATTCTAATAGCTGCAATAGCGTTAGACATCTATTACCCTCCCATCATTCTTTTAAGTTCTCTACGTTCTTTTTCAAACGCTTTTAATAGGAATGGACGGGCTTCCATATGACTTGTACCAGTTTCAAGCCAAATTGCTTTTTTTAAATCGCTTCCTACTGCGCCTAACACTTCCGATTGTGATCGTTTGACATTATACTTAATCGAATTTAATAAATCACCGGTACGAACAGCAGGAGCTTCACCTGGTTTAGAAGCAGTATATTTACGACTCGTATGAGGTATTTTATATTGCTTACCGCTACGGCTACCTGTGAGATTCTTCTTAACTTGATTTTGTAAATGAATAGATGCTGCTGTAACTTTTTCAACACACATAGCGTTAATATGCGTCTTTACTTGCTCCATATTGCTTGAGTACTCAATTTCTACTGAATTTGCCATATATAATCATACCTTTTCGCAATAAATCTCAATGTGATGATTCATAAATGCAGGATTACGCGGTTCGCCTTTTACTTCAAACATATAATCAACGCCTAATTCTTCACTTTTGAAATGGATACGATCATTAGGCTTAATTTTGTAAGAAGCAGGTGCATATATCTTAAAGGTTGTATCGAAATTTTGTTTATCACGCTTGAACCTCTCATTATCAGCAGCAGAATTAGTAGTTACACGGCAAATCATCTTCTCGTAAACGTCCTCTGGTACTTCTGCATAGTTACCAGCGGATTGCTTCTTTTTCTTTTTTCGTTTTACAACTACCTCATGAATATATAAATCATCCATTCCACCATCATCGAAATACATTTCGTTCATGTGGCCATCACCGGCTTAACTCTTGCTCTAAACCCTTTTAAGCCATTGAGTATCTTATTGTTTGTATCTGGTTCATCTAGCGTTTCTGGGCTAATCTGGTAAGAGTAATCACCAATACTTTCCGATGTCTTCATACCTTTTCGTTGTAAGTTAGCACGAACTACTGCAGAAACAACCAAATCAATAATACATTTCTTCATAAGTACCTGCAGATCATCATAATCTTGTATCTTATATTCGAATTCATACAATTGATTTTCGGATAAACCATAAACAATACGGCCATTTACAGTAATAGAATTGGTCATATCTTGTTTCGAACTAACATGAGTGACTTTTGCTATAGATTCAGCAGGAAACGAAAGCCAACCTAGCTTACTTGTTTGGATGATTTCTTTCATCGGATTCTCCGGCTTAACTCTTAAATACTTCCTAGCAATAACTGTATAGTAATCTATTAGTTCTTGAATTACTGTATTAGGCATCTTCTGCACATTTACGCGGTCTTTAATGTCCTGCAAGGTAATATCCATTATGTTTCTTTCTCCTTCTTATCGACTTCTTTTACAAGTTCAAAATGTCCAGTACTTACAAGGTAATCAGCTTTTTCATTTGCAATTGTTTCTTCTTGGCCATTCTTAAACTTTTGTCCATAAGCGGTATAAGTTCCACCGTATCGCAGCGTAACTACTTTCATAATTAACACTCCTTTCACGAATGTAAACTATTGCATGAAAGTTTACATTCGTATTGTTAGTTTTATTGGTTATAACTCGTTTTCTATTAAAAATAAGAAAATAATAAAAAAGTATACATTCAAAACCCCAATAACAAAGGGTTTATTCCCATAAAAAATACGCCTAATTATTAGGCGTCGAATGTATCAGGAATATTCGTCAGAATTGCTACTGCATCCATTTCTTGAATAATAGCGTCATCGTCAAAATGAATTACATAGAAGCGCTTATCTTCCATTACTGCAGCTTTACCCTCTGTTGTTTTACGAACACGAGTTTCATAAGTATTAACTGCAATAAAGTTACGTGGATCTGCAAGAATGATAATGTCATCTGAAAATGATGGAACCTCTGCAATTCCATATCCCATTGGTTTATTAACTTGATCTCCTGCTCCAAGTAACGCAGCATCACCAGCGCCTGTAGGACGGTTTGTTAAATATTCAATCCATTTTTCTCTACGATTTGGTGACATAATCCAACGTAGGTTACTATTCTTATATTTGTTTGGCATTACTCCGGATAAAGCGAAGAATGAACTTTTACCGAATCCATTAGCTTTTGCAGCTTCTCCTGTACCAGTTACTAGTTTAGCGTGGTCCACAATATGTGATTCTTTCGATTTTAGGATTTTCTTTAACCAACCATCATTAATTGATAAAAATGGATCAGATGAGTCAACATCTCCATTCCAATGTAAATCCTCTAAATCAATACCTGTTTGAGTTGCCATAAGGGTCATTACAGTGTCCTCAAAACTATCACCTTCAATATTTTCACGAAGAGTTTCTTCATTAATTTCCCAAGGTAGACGAATCGCCTTTGTATTATAAGGGACATTTGATGTTTTAACACCTGCACGGTATTCATCATCGTTACCCTCTGTTTTCTTACGAAGAATACGTCCGCCAATAGCGATTTTATCAATTACCCCCTGTTTTGCTTTACGCATTTCTTTGCGGTGTAACTGCGAGAATGGCGTTGAATCAAAGGCCATTCTAAAGAATTCTTTACTCTGCTCCGGATTTAATAATCCTGAAGAAATCGATCCAGTTGAAATAGCACCTTTTGAAATTCGTTGCACATGTGCTAATAATTCTGCGTTAGTCATTGTCATAGTTATATCCTCCTCTTATTTTAGGTCAAGGCCTGCAAAAACAGATTTTTTAATTGGTTGTTGTCCTGGTGTAAATAATTCGTCTGGGTCTAGGCCTTTACGAATAGAAGCTGCTTTTTCGATATTTTCAAGACGTTCAGCAAATGGTTCTAATGCTTTTTGGATAACTGCTGCAGTTTTTTCTTCCTCTGTTAGCTCTTCTGGTTTTGGTTCTATGTCTTCGCCATTCACTTGCTTTTCAATCTTATCTAACTTAGTAGTTAGCGGCTCTACCGCTTGTTTAACAATCTCTGCAATATCTTCTGCTTTCATTTCGTCTTCCTCCTGTGGTGAAGCAGCTTCTTTTATTTCACTAATTAAAGCTAATGCTTCATCTAATTTCGCATGATTCTTTTGGGATAATACTTTCCCAGCTTTTTTAATACTTTCTAATACAATGCTCTCTGCTTGTACACTATCTTCTGATTTCGCGATGGTATAACCACCTTTAATAGAAGAAAGAATTTCCTTCATATCATCAAGAGCAGTTGTCATTCGGTCGATATCGGGATTATTCTCCCAAATCTCCCAATAGAACACATCTTCGAACAAATTAAAAACGGCACGTAAATCGCGGTTCTGTCTTTCGTCTACAAAACGATCTTTTACCTCTCCTTTTTTAATATCGTGTTTTTCACCTTTGAAGAAACCGACCATTTTACGAATAATACCTTTCTCTTCATGAGTAAGATCATCTGCTTTCGTGATTTCTACACGTTCACCAAATCCACCCATTGAAAAGCCAGTTACATCCCCCTTTTTAATTTCTTCCCAGGTGTCTGTATCATCAACACGAACAGTCATAAGCCATGTTCCTGCTTTTACTTCTTGTTCGCCTACTGTCATATCACTTTTAGCAATCCAGTTTTCAACAACTGTTCCTTTACCAGCGATTTCATCATGTTGCTTGTCGATGTGTTGGTAATTTTCCATAAAGGTATAAGCAGCCTTTTCTATTTCTTCTGCGGTCATTTTATCCCCGTGTGAATCTTCTACATCTGGTTCATATACCACACCTGTAACAAGCTGCTTCTCTTCCTCTGTTTTAAGGATTGGAACTTGTTTTGATATATTTGGTTGTTTAGCAGATTCGCTTTTCATAATGGCGAATTGACGACCATTAGCGCCCTTTGTAACTAATGAAACATAGCTGATATTGGCGTTTTTTAGTTCGTATCCCATCGTTTTACCTCCTTCCCTATAAATATTGGGGTTCCACTGTCAAAACGCATAATAGCCAATTTAAAGCCGCATACGTTTTGAAGATGAAACCCCAATCAAATAGGTGTATTTTATTACTCTTCTGAAATCATAGTGCAGCGGCAATGTGGATGAGCTGGCGGACACATCTTTCCATTACTAAATAGATCATCAATACCTACCGTTTCCCCATGTAAACCACCACATTCTTTACAAACACGCTCATCGTTTCCTGTAAGCCATGTTTTCTTATTTCTATTTGCGCCCTTATAAGCAATTAAATTGCCGTAATTCATTGCATATGTTGTTTCTGTACGTGCAATCATCATTGCTCTGTAGTTACTTGCTTCTGACATCACATCTGCAATAGAAACACTTAATGCATCGACACCCATTCCTTCACTAAGATTCTTTAGCATTGTTTCTCTTAATCTATCTTTAGTGGTTTCATGGATTCCCTTTGCTAATTCAAAAGCGTAAGTAGCTACCCATTTTGCAGCAACGTCACCAATTGGATCTAATACCATCCAGGTTAAACCGTTAGAAGCTATAGCACTCTGTACAAACTCTGTTACATCATCCTGTAGTGTGTCTGTGACTTCATCGACAAACATTTGTCGTTCCTCATCCCAATCAACACTATCCAGAAATTCATCAACTTCTGCTTCTGCAATTACAAGATCAATCTCTTCATCTGCTTTATTAATACGAATTACGGGAAGCAGGTTTAAGAGCCTTTTTCCCTGCTCTGAAAAAAATCAGCTACCTTCTTTTGCATAGCTTTCTCTATTTCTTCATGCTTTTCCCTAAATGCATTAATAGCAATTAAGTTATCCTGTCCGTTATCTGCAGCTTTTGCAATTGGTTCTATTTGAGAAACGGATGGGCCACCTTCAAAAAATGTATCTCCATCCGCTACAGGTTCATAACCTACTACTTTACGAGATTCATTCCGTGTTAATATACGTTTTTCATAACCATCTGCCGCATATTGCATATCGGCTTCACGATCATCTGTATCAATTTCGTTTAATTTGAAATGCCAATCTAATCCACCGAGTATTTCAGCAAATACACGGAACAATTGATAGTTTAATCGATGTTCTAATATTCCTTGTCCAGGCTCAATAATAGAACGCTTGTACATCTCGTTCATTTCTTTAGCGGTTGTTTGTCCTAACGAGCCTGTCATAGCCCAGCCGATACGATAAGGCGGCACACGATGAGCCACACATATCTCCATTGCGCTATCCTGCTTATATAAACGAAAACTGCCTTCTTTTACATCTGGACTAACTTTTTCTAATCTAGCTTTTGCCCCTGGCGGTACGGGGACAACGGCCAATTTATGATGTTCTCCTTTTGTTTCTGCAGAGAAGAATGCTTTTAGTTCATTTTCCGTTCCATCATCTATTTCATCAACGCCCTCAAGAAATAGCAGAGCATCCGGAATTGTCTTTCCTGTAAAGAAGTTAATATTGTAATCTCTTACTGCTTGAGATCCAACTATCGAGCCAATAGAACTAACATAATTAGGTATCCCATAATAAGAAGAACGAGAACCGAATTTACGAATAACAATTACTTCTCCAGCTTTTTCTGTTCCGCTTTCTGCAACATCCTCTGCATTTATCGCCCTACCATCAGCAAGACGGAAATCATCGGGATAATTGAACTTTTTAAACCATCGTTCTTTGTTATTTACAATTTGAGCAAATCGGATTTTATCCTTATGAGCACGAACCGTATGCGCCGGAATATGGTACAGTTCCGATGGTTCGTTTTTTTGATTCCGAACAACTTCGATAATCCCCCAGCCAACAGTTTCATAATCATCCCATACAGCTCTAAGAATTTCTGAACTCGTCATTTCTGGATTACAATTCCGCATAAATTCTTTTAACCTTTTATATTGCTCCTGGTTCGCTTCTTTCACTTCTTCAAAAGGAGCAAAGTCGAAACCAACACCTGCAATATCATCGACTTTTGCGCTAATACAAGCAGAATGGATTGGATTACTTTCCTTTATTTCCAACAGCACTGACATATCATAAGGTGGTTTAACCAACCCTTTATCGCCATATATTTGCGCGAATGGATCTACAGTCATTTGCTTACTGTTGTCTTCCCTATTTTTTGGGTCATCTGCTGCTTTATTAATACCAAATACTTTTACATTCTTAATGGTTTTCTTGTTGCTCATATCGTTTGTGTCCTCCTTTCTTCTATTAATAGAGAGCAAAAGAAATAGCCGAACAATAAATGTTCGACTACACTCTTTTAACCTTCCCACCCATAACTACTTTCGGTTTATAGAAGGCTAGAACTATAGCATCTGCTCTATCGGGTGATTGCAATCCGCGTTTCTTCATTTCTTCTTTTCGCTCTAATGCAATCTTACCTCTACTTGTTATTCTGTATTTACGGCTAGAAAATTGAGAAATCATTTTTTCATCATTTGGAATCTCCATTGTAGGTTCTTCACCCTGTATAAATGCTTTCATATTCTCTTCAAGTAAATCTCTTACAACGGCCCAGCCTTCTGTACCTGCATTATCATAATGCTCATCATCAAGCGGCTTCCCGTTATTCACAACCGGATATACTTTGAATGGTAATCGTTCAGATTTAATAACTTCTTTCAATCTGTCCGTAACACCACCACCAACACCACTATCATCGACTTTTATATCCACTCTTTTTAACTGCTTGTACTTTGCCATGTATTCCTTAGCTAATTTCAATACATGACCAGCAGTTTCCATAGTATCTTGTTTATAGTGGTTTAATAATTTAAAGACTTTATTTCCTATCCTTGGAGCAATTACAGTTTCATCATCACCAAATCGCGCAACGTCAACACCTAAGTCAAGCGTTTCACCAGTCGGCTCTACTTTACAAGATGCTGCTTGCTCTACAATTTCTAACGGGATAAATGCATCTGCTTCTGCTTTAGGAAATTCACCAAGTACACGTACACGCCATACATCTGAACCCTCACCATATTTCTTTTTCAATACTTCTATATTGTCTTTACTGGTTCGAGGGCTATCTAAGCTAGAGACTTTATGTATTTTATATAAATCTCTGTCACGATTATGAGAATCATAAAATACACCACTTGTTCTTGTTGGGTTTCCGCATAAAAACAATTTATTTTCTGCGCCAGATAAAGTACCAAGTATAGCTTCCATAATAGGATCTGCTATACCAGAAGCTTCATCACATACAAATAACATATAGTCTTCGTGAAAACCTTGCATATTCTCCGGCTTTGTTGCCGTTCTAGCAGTAGCAAACCAACGTTCTTCACTGCCAATCATGTATACTCGTGTTTTAGTCCATTTAAGTAGATTTTTAACCGCACTACCTTCTAACCACTTCGCTATTTCAGCCCAAAGTACAGTAAATAACTGTTCCTTTGTAGGAGCTGTACAAATAACTTTTGGATTCGGCCTACAGCAGAGGAACCAGATAACAACAACTGACTCAAGACCTGTTTTACCAACACCTTGGCCAGAACGCACTGAAACCTTTGGACTTTGTGCCAAATCCATAAGAACCTTTCTCTGCCATTCATCTGGATAAAAACCCAGCATATCCTCAGCAAACGCTACAGGATCATCCCAATAAATATCGATAATCTCCATAAATTCGCTAAAAGCTGTATTACTCATTTTGTTCAGCTTCCTTTTGCTTACGTCTGCGCTCTGCTATCTTCATAAGAGACTCTTTCCAGTCTTCTGTATTCTGATTAGTATCACCATCAACTTTAATAGCAGCGATTTCTTTCTTGAGTTTCTCAATTCGTAGTTTTTGTTCTTCTGTATTAGCTAACCTATCGTATTTTTCAATAAGATTTACTAATGTTGACATTGCTTTCGATTGAGCATTTAAGAAACTAGCTTGCTTATCCCAGGCGAATTGAATTTCCCATTCTTCCTCAAATCCACTTTCAGTGAGCTTTTTCTTTCGCAGTTCCTTTGTCATGTCCTCTTTATCTCTAACAAACATAATACGTTGAGCATGGATGATTTGAGTGTACTGCAGCATAATACTGTCCCAAATGATTGTTAAGGAATCGTTGTTAACTGCTTCTTTTAATTCTTCTTTTAAATCATATATTTCTTGCGGTAAGTACTTTCTATATAAACCATGAGTAGCAGCATTACCATTACGTAGTGGCGCAGCGCCACCGGAATTACCAACAGCATTTTTATTACCCTTTTTAGCTCCACCACGATTGTTTACAGCATTCTTATTACCCTTGGGTGCTCCTGGTTTCTTTTTGGAGTACTCCGTATCTTTCTTCGGAGTACTCCTTTCATTTTTATGGAGTACTCCATTTAATTTGTCTATCCATCCATCTTTGGATTTCCATCCACCAACCGTTTTTTCGCTTACAGTTTTTTCGGATGTAGACAACAATTCAGCAATTTTACGATTCGTAATATCACCGTTATATTCTTTAAATATTTCATACGCTTTGTTACGGTCTGGACTTCGTTGTCTGGCCATAATTACATAACACCTGCCCCCTTATCCAATTGTTTGTACTTCCTTCTCTAAACACTCAATGCATATATGAGCATTATCCGTATTTGCTTCACGGAGATATGTTTTATCAAAATGAGTAATAGTTAATGGCATTTTTAATGTCCACATGCACGGCTCATTACAAACAGAGCATGTAGGAACGTTTATAGTTTCTTCTTCCATTTACACCACCTCACGATAATTTCTTTGTATTTTATTGTTAATCTATTAATTTAAATGTAGTATTATAAGTAACTCATAATAAAAGGAGCTGATACATATGTGGAAAAAAATCAATAATTACAAATATCATTTAAAAGATTTAAAATTTATGATTTGGCTATTCCCCATCATTGGGCTAATATATGCTTGTGAATTCTTCTATGGGCTAATGTTCCATCAAGAATTTCATTGGACTAAATTAATATTTATAGCAATTATGCTTATAGGATTTTTAGATATAAAAAAGAAAATTAGAAACAATGATTATAGAACAGATTGAATTAACAAGCGATCTTGAATTCATTTTCGAATCTTACTTATATAAATCATTGTCAGGAGAATCTGCAGGTTTGCAGGTTCTTTTTTTTAAAATAAAAAAGCAGCGGATTCGCTACTTTAAATTTTTCGTATTTTTCTCTTCTTCATTTATGTATCTATATAAAGTTGCCCTTGAAACGTTGAACATCTTACAGATATCAACTTTAGGCAACCCTTGTTCAACCATTTTTAGCATCCCTTCTATCTGTTCCGGAGTATGAGCACGTTTGCGCCCACCTTGTTTCCCTCTTTCTTTTGCAGCAGCTACACCACTAACAACGCGTTCATTAATAACCTCGCGTTCCATTTCAGCCATTGCACCAAATATATGAAATAAAAACCTTCCCATTGTTGTAGATGTATCAATACCATCTTTAATAGAAACAAAGTGAATTTCCTTATCATTAAATTCTTGCAATAAATTAACTAACTGATGCATGGTTCTTCCTAAACGATCTAACTTGTAAACAACCAATGTATCACCTTTGCGAAGTTTGCCAAGTAATAATTGAAGCTCTTTTCTGTCCTTTTTTGCTCCACTTTCTTTTTCTGTAACTATTTCTTCACAACCATAACGGTTTAATTCATCCAATTGCATATCTAAATTTTGTTTTTTAGTAGAAACCCTAGCATATCCGAATATCATGCACCATCATCCCTTGTTATTTGATATAAAAAGTGTATCAAATTCCTGTATCAAAATCAATTATTAATTGAGACATAGTTTTGAGACATTTGTTATACCATTTTTATAGGTTTTAATGCCCATATATTCAGTGTCTCATAATGTTTTGTTTTTGAGACACTAGTTTTCGGACAAACGCAGTTGCAATCTACTTAAAATACCATTAATTAGTTCAGTTTCTTTTTCATTGGATTGAGTTAGCAATTTATCGATAACTTTCTGATCAGAATAAGCTAACAAAAATGAAGATATATAAGCTAATGCATTTACATATTCTGTAGCATCTTTACTATCATTATTTGCATGAGCAGTATATTGTACATTTGACAATACCATCACCCCTTACAATATTTGGGTTGTGTTGAGTTTGTTTCGTTTAATTGGGAGCATTCAAACCATACTCTAAATCTCTCATTATCTAAAATCCACGTATTGCCGACCTTTTTGGATTCAATAGCACCTGCTGCACATAGATTCTTTATATGACCAGGAGAAAGGCCGCTAATAAGATGAGCATCATTAACACCAATAACATTATCTAGCGCTGCATATGGTTTCAAATTAACATCTTCCCATTTAACACCATACATCCCTATACCCATTTCATTCATTTTTGTTTTATCTGTCATTCTCTCTAAATGATCCAATACAATATCATTAATTAATTCCCATGTAACTGCATCAGATAAAACTCGTGTCTTTAACTCTGCTGTTAAATCATTTAATAATTCTAATTCCATATGTATCACCTCATAATAAATGCAACACGTTTGCGCTTATCTTTCCTTAACAACAAACAAGACGCCACCCAGATCACGGCAGCGCCTGCTCTAATTGCTATACACATGTTTGTTCTAAAAATAAAACATCCCTAATGGACACATCATAAGATTAGTAACCGTATTTTCTGTTCGTTAATTATTATGTTTATAGGCCTAGATTGTGCACATCTATATTCAGTGAGCGCATACCCTATTACATGAATACTACTTTAGGAGTGATTATATTATGAATCCTTTACCGATGAGGATTGTTGTAGCTCCAGCTTCTGCTTGGCAACATTTACCTCAATATCCTTCATATGGTCAATATGGTATGCAACCTGGGCATATCCCCTTTACTCCTACAATTGCGCCTTCTCCTGTAATATACCAATATCATTATAATTTCCCATCATTGTATTTCCAAGAGTTTCACGGTACATTTAACATCTAATATCTGTACCATTGATGTCAATTCATGTTATACCTAAAACAGTATTTAAATACGTTTAATGTGTAATTTCTATATAACAAAGAAAAAAGCAACCGTTATGGATGCTCTGATATCAATTATTTATTTGTATTTTAATTACGGTAAATGAAGTTTTACCCTTCTTCCAATCACCTAATATTGCTGCACCAATCTTTTTATGCATTATTAAGTAACTGGAAGAAGAGCAAAAGCTCTCCTTAATAACGGTATCATTCAATCGTTACCATCTGTTGGTTTCGGATTTTATGCGCCATCATTACGAACCGTTTAGAATTTTAAAAACAACATAATGAGTTGTGTTTCCCGCCACTTCCCACAATACAAATATAACACGTTAATTCCAAAATAACCGACACATTTCCTGCCAAAAAGCGGTCACGACTCTGCCAACATTTTCATAGCTCAAATTTTTCCACTGCATTCGCTAATTCCACTGGTACTCCGAATATACTTTTTTTCATTTCTGTCATTTTCTTTTTAATAATCCAATGTGGATAATTCAATTCTTCTAGAATATTTCTAAAATAATTTGGATTTAGCTTTAACATATCAGGATTTCTTCCAGTATTCCTTTTGTATTTAATTATTACTTCTAATAGTTCTTCATTTAACATGAATCACAATTACCTCCCCCTTGCATTTTATATTTATGTATATACACCATTCGATACCTTGATACTGCCACTTACCCATATCTTATATTGTGTGTAACTAATCCAAACGCTACAGCCCGTGATATTAATAGCTTCATAGCACTTTCTCTTTTGAGTTACACAACACAATAAAAATGAGTAACCGTATAGAATAGGGTAGCACCACATGGTAATCAAGTTAAAGTTTTAATGTACCAAAAATCAGGAAGATTTTATTCTGTTAGCTTGATAATGATAGGATACAGCCAACATTTCGGAAGCACTGTATGCTAGACGAATTTCAACCTAAAAAAGTCGAATTCTTGTACGTGAAGTGCAGTGATATTTCATTCATATAATCCGTATTACCTGAAGTTAATAAAGTCTGTTACACTCTTTTCTTTAGGAACGTTTCCATAATATCCTTCTTGAACCATTCATAATCAAACTGAAAAGCTACATTATGCGTTTTATAGCCTGGATTCGTAACAAAACGAAAGTCTGCAATGCTTTGACCAAATCCTTCCCCTTGATCAGGAATCACTTTAATAGGTACCCTTGAAAGACTAACAGCCTCTTGATTCAGCAAATACCACACCGTTACAAAATCATGCATAGGACTTCCACTTATACCAGGAGTAGACTTGGAGTAGAAATTATAATAATAATCTAACATAGGTTTGATGATGAGTCCTGCAAGATCCTGTGTATTCCGATGAAATGCATCGATTTGCTGGACCATCTCAGGTGTAACAATCGCATGTTGAGTCACATTTAAAGGAATAATTGTCAAGTTCTTTGCATGCTGCAGAATTAAATTTGCTGCATAAGGGTCTGCGTAAAAGTTAGCTTCAGCCACAGCCGTTACGTTACCTGGATAGAAAAAAGCTCCCCCCATGCAAATGCATTCTCTTACGTTTCGCATTGTTTCTAAATTCAATACAAAAGTCGTAGCTAGCGAAGAAAGCCTTCCTAAATTAATAATTGTAAGATCTTCTAAATTTGATTCTATAATTTGATAAATATGATTTAAAGGATAAACTGGATATGAAATTTCTGGGGGAATGATAGGCCCTAATCCGACTTTTCCATGTACCTCAGGGAAATACTGAATCAATATACCTGTCAACGGTACAGAAGCACCAAGGAATACAGGTATCTCTTCTCTTCCTGCAATGTACTTCAAATAATTGATATTTCTTATTACATTTTCTCTTGATACATTTCCATAATCGGCTACAATTCCTACAAGTTGAATGTCTTTACGAAAAAAGGTGTACAGTATAGCAAACGCATCATCAATCCCTAAATCTGTAAACAGGAGAACCTTTTTTTGCATATCTCTTCCTCCAAAATTTATAGAATTCTACTTTCACCAATGATGCAGTGATTAGAATACGCTTGTATATATATTTTTTATGTATTCTTAAAGAGTGGATTCTATTCACTTGAAATAGCTTTTCTCATCTAAATTTGATTTTATGTTCAAGCGTAAGTTTCTGTTCTTAAGTCGATAAGCATATGTTGCTATCCTCGAACAAAAAAGCAATGATTAGATTTTAAACCTAGTCATTGCTTTATCCATTGCATCTTGGTTTACTCCTATATATCTTAACGTTACTCGTTCACTTGAATGATTGAATATCTCCATCAGCAAAGCTATGTTCTTTGTCTGCATGTACATATGATATCCAAATGTCTTACGTAATGTATGTGTCCCAATCTCTTCTAAACCAAACTTTGCTGCTGTGGTACTAAGTATTTTATATGCCATGCTTCTTCCGATTGGTCGATTCTTTCCTTGTCTGCTCTTAATTAAATACTCATAGTCTTCCATATCTTCAATGTACCACTTTAACTCTCTTCTTAATGCTGCAGTAATCTGAATACGTTTCTGCTTACCTGTCTTCATTTCACGCATTGATATATGGCTGCCATTTAAATCTCCAACCTTCAGTTTTAAAATATCACTAATACGTAGACCTGTATTAATTCCCATTACAAACAAAATATAATTGCGTTCATTCTTTTCTTTTAGATATTCTTTAATTTGTTGTATTTGCTCTGGATCACGTATCGGTTGAACAAAATTCATTATTTATTACCTACCGTTTCTTCTGTCTCGTAAACTTCTAATCCAAGTGCAAAAGCAAGTTTATAAAACGCTTTGGACTTCCAACGTCGATAAGTACGCTCTGACATCCCTATTTCGTTATAAACCATGTAATCACATACGTCCTCTTCTTCTAAATAACGTTTATAAATAATATCTCTCTGAATGCTTCCTGCACGTCCATTTCCTAATCGATTTAGAAATTGATCAATACGTAATGACATTCTTTCAAGCCATTCTTCTCGTTTGCTTTGTTGAATATTTGCTATAGCAACATCTTCTAACGGTTTACCAACTGCATGTGTAGGGCCGTGCTCACGCATTTCATAAGAAGGAGTGACCTTCATTTCTTTACGCATCATCCCGAATTGTCTATGTATACGTACACTTTCCAACACACCTTCTAATTCCTCTTGTGTCGCTGTTCTATCGATTTTTGGTAAGAAAGATAATTGTTTAGTCATGTAAGACCACTCCTTTTTATTTTTTAATTATTTTTGTCTTAACGCTCCACGTCTTCGTTCATAACGTGGTCCATGAACTCCCATTAACTCTTCAATTTCACGAGTGCAAAATTTCTCTTTTCTTTTTTTCTTCTTTTTCTTCTTTTTCTTCTTTACTTGATTTGATTGCTTTTTCCATTCACGTAACTGATTCTTTACTCCCTTCATTTCCCCATCTCCCTTTTCAAAATAAAAAGGACACCTATTCCTAAAACAGCTTGAATTGCTGCTTTAATGAATTGGTGTCCTCTAGTTTTCTAGCCGGACTATATTTATTTCATGATACTTGTCTGTATAAACAGATTCCTCCAAGCTTTATCTATTCTATCTTTCTCATATTTTTGTATAACCTTTGTACGACGAGCAATTGCTTTTTTTAGTTTCTTTTTCTTTAAATTATTCAACCCTCTCACTCCTTCTTGTAAAACAGTTTTGTCCATTTTGGGGCGTTTTCATTACTTTAATACCTTATTACATTCAAAAAACTGCTCAAATGGAAGTTGTACCTATATAATTTCAAAAGGATTATTTTGTTTAAATTTATACTACATCTTATAAACACATACGAATTATACTTTTTTACTAGTATACAAGCCGTATCTTTTAAAAGAATCACAACATAGAATACAATACAGGAGAAGACTTTCAAAAAACTTGTCTAAGTTTATTCTCAAAAAGGGGTGAACATAAATGCCTATCGTTAAGCCTTTTATAGCTGGAAGACGATTTGTAAGTACAGCAGCTACAGGGACTGTCGCTGGAGCAGATTTAACTTTTGCTAACACAGACTTCACCGATGATACTGGTGCTGTAACAACCTTCCCTGCTTCTTATGCTTTTTTAACGCTTTATATTAATGGTGTTATTCAAACAGGTGATACTATTACTGGTGTGACTACTACAGCTGCTACTATTGTAGGAGGTGCCGTACTAGATGGAGGTACTCCTATCGCAATTGAATTTACAATAACGTAAATTTAGTTGTCTTTTTAGGGGTTTCATTAAAAGAAACCCCTAATTTTAAAAAACTGATATTAATTTTAGTAGCAACTACATAACACAGTGCATATACTAGTTTTGAATGATAGGAATTTATACTCACTCTCGAAAAGAGCACCTATAGATAGTGCTCTTTTTTAGCTTCCTCTTTTCTACAAAATAAAATTTTTATATACATAAATACCGGACTAAATGCCTAAAATAATTAAAAATTTAGGCGGTATTCAATGAAAACAGTACTCACAACCCTTAAATATTTATTAATTACACTTGGAATTTCTTGCTTAATTATTTTAGGTTACATATGATATTTTCCACATTAATTTAAAATGCCTAACGTTCTTTCTGGTGCGTAATACCCAAACATAACGCCCCATGCATCTTTTTCAATACCAAGCCTGATTTTCAGCATTCTTTTTCTCCATTCCGATCCCAATTACAACATTACCTAACATATCCGCTAAATTATGAGCTTCTTCCATGTTTGATGTATGGAACCTAATTACTCTACCGTCAGGAAAATTCATTGAAGCTCCTCGAGATTTTTCTGATCCGAACGTGCTGCAATAAACTCCAGTTTTACGCCACAAACACTTATTTTTGTCTATGTGACATGCACTACTCATTTCTTTTTTCCTCCCCTGAATAAAACTCAATATTCCGTTAATAATGTAGACAACCCATTAAGTTACTTTCTCCTTGTTCCCCCTTGGAGGATCGAGCAGTTAGCTTTTGCTAGCTGCTCTTTGTATTTTAAATTTTATTTTCACCCCTACTACGGAATTTTCATATGTTATTGTGTAGCCGCATCTTTTCGGTTGTGAGCTCATTCATTTTATTTCTTAAAAACCTTCATGAAGTATCATGTACTAAACACTCTGAGGAATAGCGCTGTTCGAAGGCGCTCTTTTTTTCATCCTAATAATCTTCACAATTCTGTACATACTACTGATAAGCTGCTTTCTTAACAGTGTTTGCAGCCCGGAACCTTTTCTTTGGGAATGGAGCAGTTAGCTTTTGCTAGCTGCTCTTTTTTCCGTATAGGTACCCATTTACTCTAAAATGAATAAACTATCTTGAACCTTATTTTTCAGTCATTTACTGGTTCATGACTTACAAACATAACCCCAATACATGGAATGCTTTTTAAGCGAGCACTCTGGAACAAGTGCTCGTTTTACTTTGGCATTTTTCTACAAAATGAAATTTTTATATACATAAATACCTGACTCAATACCTAAAATAATTAAAAATTTAGGTGGTATTCAATGAAAACAGTACTTACGACCCTTAAATATTTATTAATTACACTTGGAATTACTTGCTTAGTTATTCTAGGTTACATATGGTATTTTCCACATTGATTCAAATAGCATTTTTCTTCAAATTAACAACCATACCTTTGGACACATTTACCAGTATTTTTACCAATAAATTCATGATATGGTTAATTAGTCGAGTACGTCATAACTTGGCATTTACCCTTTGAAACCTCGTGAATAAACGGGGTTTCTTCTATTCAAATTAAAATTCTCTCAAAGTTTTTTCATCTTTTAATCAGACAAGCATATATTATTGTATGGGGCACTCCAGTCCATAAGTTCAAACCTTTTAGTCTAGGAACACACTTATATGTGTGCTCTTTTTTATTTACTTTCAAATAACCTCATATCATTCTTTTTACTTTCACTTTAAAGACGATACTTCAATCTTGGCCCCAGTCCTCTAGGGCCTTTTTTATTTCAAATAAGAATTTTGCTTAATTACTACTAACGTTTTAGACTTCCTTGAATACATTAATATCACAAGAAATTCTATATAGTGCTCTGGTCCAGTTACCTTGAGTTTCTTGCAGACCTTGTGTGAAGAATCCGTTTATAACAAACGTGTTCTTTTATTTTGGGTTATAAAATAACGATTTTATTAATATCGTTATTTCTTAATTTAAAGATTCGTGTTAAAATAACCTCATATCATTCTTTTTACTTTCACTTTAAAGATGATACTTCAATCTTGGCCCTAGTCCTCTAGGGCCTTTTTTATTTCAAATAAAGATTTTATTTAATCTCGCACCTAAATCAAAAACATACATACAATATTATGGGTATTCTTTTTCAACATTAGTTTTAGTCAGAGCGCCTTTCTCTCCAGGCGCTCTTTATTATTTAATGACAGGCTCCATAATTCCATGTAAGGCATACAATATTAAAAATTTACTCGTGAAAATCTGATTACGATTTTTTAGATTTTCTATATCTCATGAAACATTCACCTACCTTACTAAGGGCGCATATAAAAATGCACTCTTTTTATTTGTTGTTAAATAAGGATTTTGTTTTACTTGTACTAGCTATCCGTCCCTTGTATAAATGCACCTTTTTTACATACCATATTAAAATCCAAATAATCCTCTTTTAGGACGGTACTAATATGAACAAGACATTAAAACACATTTTAACCTTCTTTTGTGTAGTGTTTTATATTGCCATAATTAGCTGTATTATTTATCTAAACTTTGTTTCAGAGCATTTTATTCCTCCAAGCAAGAAATCTAAGATCGAACATAACCATTTATAATTAGGCATAAGTAACGCTCTACAAGGCATTCTTTAGCTTTAAAATAAGATTTTGTTTAGATTTCATTAACCTTACTGATTCTTTGGCATACAATATTATCACAAGGAATTCCACAGGTTGCTCTGGTCCAGTTACCTTGAATTTCTTGCAGACCTTGTGGGAAGAATCCGTTTATAAAAGACGGGTTCTTTTATTTTTCCTGAAAAAATAAAAACGTTTGTTTATATTTTTTATTACTGCCCATTTCCTCTTATTCTGCATTCCTATAAATAAACAACAGCATAGGATAAAAAATAAATGATAAAATTATGAGAGGAGCTTGGATATGCAACATATTCCAGGTTATTATTATCAATCTCAAAGCCCAATGGATAGCATCTGGAATAACAATAATTGGATTTACGCTTGGAATCCTTATTATTACAGTTACAACAATAATGCTTGGAACCACAACCGGAATCCTTATTGTGAAGATGTTAGATTAACAGATTATGGAGCTAGACCATTTGTATTGAATATTAACCAAGCCACTAAACAAAACAATACTTACCGCACCGCTATCTGGACAGGGAAAAACTTACAAGTAACTTTAATGAGTATTAATGTTGGAGATGACATAGGTTTAGAAGTACACCCTACAACTGATCAATTCATACGTATTGAAGAGGGTCAAGGGCTTGTTCAAATGGGTGATAACAAAGATAAATTAGATTTTCAAGAAATGGCTTATGATGACTATGCAATTATGATACCTGCTGGAAAATGGCATAATGTAATCAATACAGGAAATACACCACTTAAAATTTACGCTATATATGCACCCCCAGAACATCCATATGGTACAGTTCATGAAACAAAAGCGATTGCCATGTCTACTGAAGCAAATCGGTATTACTAATGAGAAAATATCTTAGTCTTAAACAAAATTATTGCTTAAATACGTCAAAACCATAAAAAATTTAAAATAACTCTTAATCATAGAGCCCCTTAAAAACCACTCTTTAATTTTTAAATAAAGATTTTATCTATATCTATTCACTAATCTCATACTCTGACATACAATAATAGTGCCTTTCTATATAATGTGAGTTCGTCACTGTCGTTATATTGAGGTATAAGGAGCGCTCTCAATTAGCGCTCTTTTTATTTAAATAAAGATTTTATTCAATTCACATTCATCTTTTGGATTTCTTGGAATACATTAATATCACAAGAAATTCTAAATGGTGCTCTGGTCCAGTTACCTTGAATTTCTTGCACACCTTGTAGGAAGAATCCGTTTGTAACGAATGGATTCTTTTATTTATTTTTCATGCACAATCTTTTCGTTTTTCTAAAACCTAATTTATCGATTACGAATAAGAGATTCCTTTTAGAAGTTCAGAAGAAATCTCTTATTCTTTTGTACATAAAAAGACTCCTATACATATCTCATTTTTTAAAGTTACTTAATTTTTCATTCCAGTTTAAAGAACTTAAATTCACATAAAATAAACTTTAAATTGCTGTATCAAGGAATACTGTATATACAGCATTTTGCGTAATACCTGGAGTTATAAAAAGTGATATTGCATCACCTCTTGCAACTATGTTACCAGGTATTGTACTGCTCCAAGCAACTGTAGCAGGTGCTATAACTAAATTAGGGTTAAATACTTTTACAGGTTGTGCACCAATATCAGAAGGATTAATAGTCAATATAATAGTCCCACTAATAACTGCTGTAGTTGTAAAAGTAATAGTAGATATTACTTGGCCAGGCCCTGGTGCAGCAAGATTAAGAGGAACATTTTTACATACTTGCATTGTATATACTCCTATGGGTAAATTATTAATACTTATTGAAGCAGAAAAAGCTACAATACTACCAGCTCCTCCAGTTACATAAGGAATAAATTGAGAATCTGCACCAGGTGATCCAGATACACGTTGAAATCCTGCATTAGTACCCCCAAAAAGAACAGCTTTTGTGGAAAATGTGCTAGCAGGTCCAGTTGGCCCTTGGATTCCTTGAGGTCCGGTTGGACCTGGAATACCTTGAATACCCTGTAAGCCTTGAATACCTTGAATCCCGGTCGGGCCAGTCGGACCAAAGGGACCAGTCGGACCTGGATTCCCCTGAATCCCCTGAACACCTTGAAGTCCCGTAGGACCAGTTAGTCCTGTGGGGCCCATAGGACCTGGAATGCCAGGAAATCCTTGAATTCCTTGAACTCCTTGGATCCCTTGTGGACCAGTTGGACCCGGAATACCTTGAGTACCCTGCACCCCTTGAATACCTTGAATTCCTGTTGGACCAGTCGGGCCAGTCGGGCCAGTTAATCCTGTTGGACCTCCAGCTGGACCGGTTGGACCTGGTGGACCTGGTGGGCCTCCAGCTGGACCGGTTGGACCTGTTGCACCAGTTGGACCTGGTGGGCCTCCGGATGGGCCAGTAACTCCAGTAACACCTTGAGAGCCAGTTGGGCCAGTTAATCCTGGAATACCCGGAATTCCCTGAGGGCCAGTTGGGCCTACATCACCTTGAATACCTTGGATACCTTGAACTCCCTGAATCCCTTGAATACCTTGGATACCAGTCGGACCGGTTAGTCCTGTGGGGCCCATAGGACCTGGAATGCCAGGAAATCCTTGAATTCCTTGAACTCCTTGGATTCCAGTAGGACCAATAGGACCAATAGGACCTGAAACCCCTGGAATTCCTTGAATTCCTTGAATTCCTTGAGGTCCAGTAGTTCCTGGATTCCCTTGAACCCCTTGAATCCCTTGTAAACCCTGCGGGCCGGTTGGACCAGTTGGACCGGTCGAGCCTCCAGCTGATCCAGGTGGGCCAGTTGGACCAGTTGGACCTGTTGGACCAGCTTCAGGAATTGGTAAAGCACATGGAAATGGTATAAATTTACCTTTTTTAAAGCAATCCATTTTTTCAACTCCTCATAATTCTTCAATATTGCACCCTACAATATATGAAATTACTAATAAAAAGTTAAAAACAGCCAATCAAATCATACTAACACTTCATAAATTCCTTATATTAAAATCTTAACCATTACCACATTTTTAAATTATATAATTAATATAGATTCCCAATATTGGAATTCTATAGTTCATAATAGTTCCATCTCTCACTCACTTTTTCTTAACAAAATTCAAATTTGATTAAAGTAACTGTGTTTTTCGTTCTTCCATACGAATTACTTTTCCACTTTGATATACAAATGATTGTTCACCAAATCCACCTTGGGGTGGTTCTATTAGTTGCACCTGACCATTTTTAACAACGTATATTCCGTTTATTTTCAAATCTATTTCAGCTTTCATTTCTACAAGATTTTCTTTAATAATTCCCATTAAGACCACTCCCGTATGTTATGATTATTTTGTCGAAGCAAGTCGGGAGCAATCTCGACTTTTTTATTTTGTTATAGATATTCCACAACATTATCAGGAATAAATGATTGTTCTAATGATAAATAAAGTCGTATTGAAATCGGTTCTTTATTATCTCTCGCAGACTTGCAAAGCTCCTCCGCTTCTTCCCAATCGAACTGCTTATCTTCCACTCGCTTAAATCTCCAAATTCCAATTGTATATTCCTCAAATAATTCATACTGATCATCTGGCGCTGTTGTTGGTTTTAATTCATCAGTAGCTCTTACTTGCTTTGGTACTTGAACAACTACATCCGTAAAACGAACTTTAGAATTTAATCGATGAATGTGTGCTTTCTCAGTATCGAATGCTACTACAGGCTCAACATCAAATATTGTTAACTGCTTTGGCATTACAATCCTCCTAAGCCTCTTTTTTATATTTAGATAACACTTGTTCTAAACGTTTCCTTTCAGCTTCTAATTCGATTTCACTATGCTCTACTGACTGAGAATGTGTTTCTGTATCTTGAGTATGTAACCAATCAGGAACAATTTCTTTTCGAGCATTACTTCTCCCACCACGAGACTGGTATTTCTTACGGAATTGAGTTTGTGCAGCTTCAACATCAGTAATACTCTTATACCCCTTAGCATGCCAATCTCTTAAAATACCTTGTACATAAGACATATTAGGTGCATTCTTTTCTAAAGCTATTTTCATTGCTTTGATAACAAGCTGTGCATTCAAATCTTCAATCCACGCATTAATCCCTTCAGCCACAAATGGTTTAAGAACTCCAAAGTTTTGCTCATAAAATGCTATTGGATTTTCTTCTGCAACTTTTTTATCTCTTGAGCAGCTTGCTGCTTCTTCTTTTGTTTTTGTTTCTTCTTTTTCTTTTGTTTCTGTTTCTGTTTTTGTTTTTGTTTTTGTTTCTTCTTTTTCCTTCATAGGGTCTTCGAAGCCCCTTATAAGCCACTCAAAACGAGCTTGGAAGTATTCCTTAATACGAAGAATTTTAAAATCTTGCTGCTGTTCTAAATCTAAACATGTCTCATAAAAATCAATTAAAAAATCTTCACACTTAATATTCTGGATTTCTTTTAACACACACTTTTCAATATTCATATTTGTAATAGCATTGAATTTAAGCCAATTAATCAACATAATTTCTTTCGTCTTTTTGTTGTAATGAATTTTCCCGTAATCAGCAAACCGCTCCAACAGCTTCTCAACCGTTTCACGGTTATACCCTGTATCCATTTCTATCACTCGTAGTGGAAGTTCATAGATACCACTCTGAGAAGTTTTGCTATTAGTCATCAAATACAAGTAGAAGTATTTTTCCTCCGGTGTAAGATCTAAAACGAACGCATCTTGCCAATATGAAACTTGAACAGGTCTATAAACTGCCATATTATTCATCCTCCATTGTTTTACTTGATTTGCTTTGATATACTTAATCCAATTCAATTTTTAGAAAGACTCTCTATAAGAGTCTAAAATCTATCACTCTGCCAAGTGATAGATTTTTTATTTTCTTCGACTAACTACTGATGCATTAATCCCCTGCCCTTGAAGGCTTTTAACAACTACACGATAACTCTTAGATATTTCATGGTCCTCTTTTTCATTACGAAGGCTCTTGAATTCTTTTGCGCATCTATTTAATTCCTTCTCCCAATGATTTGCTTCATCTAATGAACCAGCATTGAACATGTTATGAATACATGTCACCATACAGTTATGTAATTCATTTGCAAAGGTAAAATCCCCTGGTAGAACTAAATCAAACAGACGATTACATTCTGATTTCATGACTTATTCCTCATTTCTAGTAATTTGATACTGTACGCATCGTTATGACCAGAAAATAATGTATATTAAGCGTTTAGAATTAACAAATCTTTCTGGTCATAACGACAAGCACAACAGCTTGTCGCACTAAATTGTTATATGCTATAATTTATCTATTGTCATGATTGGCTATCGCGGGCTATGCGGTAGTCTTTTCTTTTTTATTTTTGTTTTTCAAAACGAACGCTGCTTCTATAATTCGAATTCTTATCTCCATTAATTTCTTCTCTTGTTTTAAATCCCTAGCTTTCATATAGTCCCCACAAACCGCTGCAATTCGAATATCACCATATAAATTTGCTTCCTTACGAATTAGCGTTTTATATTGATTTAAAGTTGGACTTGCATAATCAATTGTCATAACTTAAACCTCCCCAATAAAATAATTAAATTAACCTTTTATATACTTCCTAGCTCGTAATGATACTTTCCAGTACTTAAAGACTTCTTTCATTGAAATACCATATTGATCACATAGGACCGCTACGAGGCTCATCATTGAACCTGTAGCATCCAAGATTTCATGCATTACCTTTTTCAAATCCTCTTTCTCACTTTCGGACCAAGTTTGTGAAGGTTTAAACCAACATACCGTATCGAGTTGTCCCAAAGCTTCATTTGTCTCTTGATAAACCATATATCTCATACTTGTAGGATGAAGATCTATTTGCTCTCCATTAAAGAACGGGATACTTACATATCCTGCTGCTTCACTCCACATTTTAAAAAACAACTGCGGATCATCAATTCCTTCAGTAATACATTTTCGTAAATCTTCTGGTAACCGTCGTTGTTCAGTTTCATATTTTGCTAGTGACTCACGACTCACGGGGATTTCTAAGGAGAGTTGCTCTTGGGTGATTCCCTTTCGTTTGCGTGCCATAGCAACTTCTTTTCCTATGGACATCGTTTACTTCCCCCATTCGTACCTAAAGCAATATTTATTTGTGACAACTTACTATGGTAATTTATTATTAGACGGATTCTTTAAATGGATTGTAATACTCTGTATTGTTTTCTACCCATTCAGTGTGGTTTTCCATCCACTTAAAAAGAAGATGTGTAGGAATAAGAACTCCTGCTTCGCGACATACTGGAAAATCAGAACGGTTTAATAACTCAGATGCTTTAGTACGTTTAATATGTAACAGTTCCATTAATTCCGTAATAGTTAAAAATGGCGGTAATTCTTTCATTGGTTGAAGATGTTCGGTTGCTCTTTGTACTTCTTCTCGGATGATTTGACGAAATGATTCGATATCGAAGTTGATCATAAATATCACCTCTTCATTTAATTTTTTGTTCCTTTAAGGAACAATATTCCCCAAAAAAAATTGTCCAATCAAAATTCAAACTTCCACCTATTTTTTTAGCTATTTCTACGGAAGGTGTTTTTGTTCCATTTTCAATATGAGTGTAATAACTTCTAGATATTTTGCATTTATTTGCAATATCTTCATGCGTGTAGCCTTTTACATATCTAAATTCTTTTAACCAATCTCTCAATATTATTACCTCCTTATTTCTTAAAAGAACATCTTAATAAGATTATAAGTTACTTTAAGGAACATTTCAATACATAAGTTACTGAAAGGAACAATTAATTAAGTTACTATTAGTAACACAAAAATTCGTTTATAATTAAAAGTAAGATTTAAATATAATGGTGGTGACTACTTTGAATACCTTTGGTACAAAACTTAAGTGTTTACGAGAAGAAAAAAAGAAAGAAAATGCTGAATGGACACAAACATATGTAGCTAATCAACTAGGTGTTGCTCGTACTACATATACTGCATATGAAAATGACACCAAACAACCACCTATGGAGACTGTATTGAAGATAGCCAATCTTTTTTCAGTTTCTACTGATTTTTTATTAGGCAGAGTATCTAATTGTAAGCAAACTAAATCATCTGACGTAGATACCATAATAGAAGATCCAGAACTAGGTCTCTGGTTCAAAGATATTAAAGAAGCCTCTCCTGAGAAACGTGAGGAGTTAAAACGTTTTTGGAAATTCATAATGAATAATGAAAAAAATATGTAA